GGTACGGGGACGGGTACGGGTACGGGAGCGGGTACGGGTACGGGAGCTGGTACGGGTACGGGAGCTGGTACGGGTACGGGTACGGGAGCGGGTACGGAACTGTTAACGCAAACTCGCGACGGAGACGGACTTGAATCAGTACAGGCTTAGCCCAGAGTTCGCTTGTGCATTCGTAAGGGCCCAGGGGCAGATTGAAGGGGCCGTAAAGGGATCCATGAACCCTGCCTTCAGGTCGAAGTATGCAGACCTTGGTGCAGTGTGGGAGGCAATCCGTGAAGCTCTACAGAACAATGGGCTTGCGGTTGCTCAGTTCCCTTGTGAGGCGCCCGCTGGTCACATTGGCCTGGAGACTATCCTGGTCTACGGCAAGACCGGCGAGTGCTTTGGGCGAGTGGCTACTATCCCTTTCAAGGACCCAACCAATCCCCAGGCCGCGGGGTCTGCATACACATACCTCCGACGGTACGCACTGAGCGCTGTTATGGGAGTGTGTCCCGAGGACGATGATGGGCAAAAGGCTAGTAGGGAGGTTCCGCGGAGGAATGCAATGCCAACAACTGAGCCACCATCGTTGCCTGAAGTGTCCAAGGACCATTCTAAGAAAAACAATTCATGGGAGCCTGTGCCAGAAAATTATCTATCCGAGGCCATAGATAGGTTCTCTCGGCTGGATACTGTCGACCTCATGAAGGACTATTACAACAAGGTCAGGACCGGCAGGTTTCCTGAACATCAAAAGACAGAACTTCTCAAGGCCATGGGCAACATGATTACAGAACGAAAGGGCCAGATTGCCCAAGGCATGTCAGGGAATAGCCGCAAATGAGCACATTCAACATCATTATCGGCATATGCCAGGTGGTCTATCCACTGGTTACTGCTTTGCTTTTTCATATCCACCACAAGCGCATGAATGCGACCAACGATCGAATCGACACGGCCTTTGACTGCATAACAGAGCGTCGAAAGGCACATGACTGCATCAACGAAAGAATCGACTCCGTAACCAAGTACCTAAGGATTCAAAAATAATGGCTGAGCTCAGCGTTTCTGGATACTGCAACAAGCCCGAGGCCGTCACCTCCAAGGGAGGCCGTGCCTATAGCAAGTTCACCCTGGCTTCCAAGCAGAAGAACGGTAAGAACTCGGACGGCTCCGAGAAGCCTGCAACCAAGGTCTATTACAACGTCGTGGACTTTGTGAACTCGAGCCCTCCAGAGGACGGCAGCTACGTCACCGTGAAGGGATGGTTCAAGGTTCAGGAATACACCAACAAGGAAGGCGTCCCAGGTAAGTCCTTTGAAATCAACGCTAAGGAGCTCACTGTCGCACCACCTTTTGCAGGTTCTGGTAAGCCTTCAGTTGCTAAAGCTAAGGCTGCTTCTGCCGATCCGTGGGACGTCTGATGACCATGTTCGAACGCCGCGTGCGGACCAAGCTCAACCACGAACTGGTTGCCGACATCCGTAAGCGCCTGAAGGCCGGAGAGACGCCTACGGATATTGCTAAGTCCATGAATCTTAACCGCCAAACGGTGCAAAATATAAAAGCGGGTACAGCGTGGCGCACAATCATCCCGGCAAGCGTCAGGCGCTCCGCGGTGACGTAGTCCGTGACAGTACATAGACCATCTATGTCAAAGAGCGCCCTGCTCCTAAGCCCTTGCACGGCATGGTGCAGTCCTGGCGCAAAGCACTACGACGAATCACGCATTGACCAGGAGGACACGCGCATGCGCGACAATGGCATAACGTTCCATACCTGGATGGATAACTACAACAAGGACATAGTCACTCCTGACCCACCCAAAACCACCGACCAAACCAAGTATCTTGGTATGTTTCAGCATGCCACTGCCTGGTTGGACGAGTTCAGGGTGGACCAGGCCTGGTTACACTCCGAGCTTGTAGTGGGGGCTGACTGGGTTATCGGAAAGGCAGACGTCTTTCATGAGGCCAAGGACCGGGACTACCCACACATGCCGGGCTACCAGTTTGGCACTGCCGACATTGTTGCCAAAAGCGACAGTGGTGTCCTTACCGTAGCCGACTGGAAAACCGGTGGAACCGACGGAGCGGAGCAGCAGCTGCTTACACTTCTGACTGCCTTTTACTTGGCCTATACGGCCCATGGAGAGGCTTTCACTGGGTATCAGTCTATCTGCCTCCAGGTGAACGAAAGGGGCTGCTGGCCTCACTCTAGGAGCTACACGGATAACCAGCTAAAGGCGCACGCCTCAACCATGGGCTTCGTGTGGGAGGACCTGGATAAACCCAAGGAGCCAGTGCCTGGGGTTCACTGCGTAGTGAATTACTGTCCACACCTTGCTTACTGCTCAGCTATATCCGGACAGGTTCTGGATAGTGCCAGTAAGGACGTTGAGGCGGGGCTGAACGGGCCTGGAGTGCCTTCGAAAGGCTTCATGAAAAATGTAACTGACGACCCTAAGAGCTCGGAGGAGGCCGGCTATACCATGGCCATACTCGCCGCGGCTAAGAGGCAGATAAAGTACATCGAGTCAGGGGTAAAGAACTACGTCCGCTCAGGCGGCAAAGCTCTTTATGACGGCTATGAGTGGGCCGACGGAAGCACCGGATTCCGTTGGCGCAAGGCAAAGTAATATAAAGGTGGAAATCCAAATGAATAATGGCAAAAAGGTGGCTTTCGTGGTCGGTGACCTTGTGGACTACAGCATCCGTAACCACGCGTACAAGGACAAGATTCATCGCTTTTACAACGATGGCGTAATCTTCCAGCTCGAGTCTGGCTACATCGGACTGGTGAGTCAGCTTGTGCGCTCTGGCGATAAGGTCCTCTGGAATTGTGACCACACGTAAACTACAGCCCGGACATTACACAATCACTGTAAACGGCAAGGTGGTTGATGTGTGGGTCTGCTCTGCGAAGCTAAGCGCCTGGTCACGAACGAAGTGAATGGATGGGCTCTCCAGGCTGTACTGGGTGGGCCCTCTTTAATCCATGTGGGTGGATAATTGTTCATCCAACTCAATGTCGCATCACCCAGTGTCTTCAATAACCTCGCTTAGTTACACTCTGCACTGCGTAGCGAAGCTACTAAAGTTCAATGGCACTCGTTGTGCACTTGTTTATGGAGAGGTGATTGACATGAAACTGAGCGTTGCAAGTCGAGTCGATTCTTCTGACGTCATGGTAGAGGCCGATACCGTGCCTGACCTGGACTGCTACTCAGAACCAGACTCCGAACCCACAATCAAGATTCATAGAGACTCTAGCCTTTGGCAGTCTGCAATGGCGTACGCGGCCAAGGAGTTTTCTCAATGAACGACAGCAAGAATGGCTTCCGGCACCACACATTCGTGGACCTTGATGATGCCTTGCTGGCCTCCAAGAGCGGTCAGTTCTGGGTAGGTGACATGGTCTCTATCAATGGCTTTGCCTACCGCGTAGGACCCAATCTTGAGCTTGAATTCATCCCTCAGTACTCCAACGGAGATGGTGTCATCCAATGATGCGAAAGGCTCCAGTGTTCCCCAGCGACAAGGATTCTCAGGTCAAAGCCTTCATCGATGCGGCCGACCTCATCGAGCGAGACGGTCTAGCCCATCACTGCATGAGAGTCGGCAATTCTTACTGCGCTCTTGGGGCGCTCACGGTGTCAATCAATAAAACTCACTGCAGCAGAGATGAGGGGTGGCTATGGTCGGGGGAGCTTCCACGCATGGCCTTGTCTGCGCCATTCCTTTCAGGTCGAGGACTGGTCGAGTGGAGTGACAAATCATCCAAGGATGAGGTCGTCGCCGGCCTTCGTGCAATCGCAAACGCAATCGAGAAGGGTGGATGGGACAATGAGTAACCTCACTCGCAGTCGTCGTGGCGGTAAGATTAAGTGGTCTGACCCCGCAACCAACGCAGATGTGATTGGCTACGTGTGTGACATTAGGTCGCATTACGTCATTGCCGCCACTACCGTCCAGAGGGGCGATAGGGAGGTTGGTCGAGCTCTTTACGTGGTGCCTTTCGATAGCATCAAGGAGCAGGTGTTGTGAGTGACTGTACCTACACATGCACACGATGCTTCGGCTCCTTCTGCAAGGACGAGACTGCGTACCTCATTGGCGCTACCGAATGCCTTTGCGAGGGCTGCTTGGGTGCCGACAAGGAGGAGCATGACAGCGAGCACGCTAACGGTCTACTGAGCTTCGTCGATGAGGATTGTGTGGAGTTTAGACGCATGTATGAGCATGTACTCTAAGCAATGTCGCAAGCTGAACCACTGCTACAGGCTTCTACTGGCAGTTCAAAGCCCATTGTGGTGCGGAAACAGGCACTCTATGTGGAGGCATTACTACTCACTTGTGGAGAAGTACGGTGGCATGGTCGGCAGAAACCCTTGGTCTTGAGATACTCGGACTCTTCGACGAAGCTCAGCAGTGGCTTTTGGACGATGCAGAGCATGGGCTTGTAGTTCGTCACGAAACCAAAAAAGCCAACGAACGTGCCTACTACGCCTCGAGTGCCGACAGACGTAAGGCTGTAACTGAGAAGGCCTACAGGTGGCAAAGGGAGAACCCTGAGGCCTTTAGGGACATACAAGTCAGGTACAGGGAACGCAGGAGGGAAAAGCTCCTAAAGGACCATGTGACCGCTCAGCGGTTGAGGGACGAGGCTAGGGTTAGGTCTGCCAGCCGAAGGGCTAAGCTCCGGCTTGACCCTGCTCTTTGGGCTGAGTTCAAGGAACGTCAAAGAGCTCAACAGGCGGCCAGCAAGGCTAGGCGCACCTAGCTTTTGTAGGTGTTCCTGTAGCGACCCGGGTGGCTGCTTTGCGGTCTAGTGGACACCATCTCGGTTGCGTATGGGTCTACTGGCTTTATGGTAACCGCCTTCCTGAATCCTGACTGCTTGCGCTTGTAGCCAAGGTCTGGGCCCATCTTCTCTGACAGGGCAAGAATGAGCTCCGGCGTGACCATCATGCTCCAGTCGGCAAACTTGATACAGGCCAGCTCGTAGATTCGGCTACGGGACAGGTTGGTGTATTCTGACAGTTCCTCCAGTCTGTCGAACGTAGCCTTGGACATGCTGATTGTGACCTGGATGCGGGACTCGTTGGTGCGTGGGTGGCTGGAGTTCATGCCTTGGACTAAGCAGGTTCGGTGCCACAACAGCGCGAAACAATGTCCCAATTGCGTTTAGTGCGAAAGTGTCTCGCTTCGCTCCAAAAGCGTCTCAACACTCAGGTGGAATGCCAGGTGGCATGCACGACGACGCAACGGGTCAAATGGTTGAGTCTTTTTGGTACTACATTGACACACCGATGTAGGCCCTAAGCACTCATATCGCACCACCAGGATTGGGCTCCATCAGTACTGCTCACTTGGCTGGTGAGGAAAGTGGCCATGGTGATTGGATCCTTTGTGATCCGTGCCTTGGCACCGCTCGAGATAAGTTCTTGTATTCATTAATATTGTGTAACAAACAGCGATGGCATTAGCCATGCAGGATGTGTTGTCATGATTCACTGGGTTCTCTGCCTCAAGTTCATCGCCACCCTCAGCTCTGGTAACCAGGTCAGTGAGAGCGAGGTGGACTTCAAGTGTTACGAAGTACAGGCACTAGAAGCCGTAAACGCCTGTAAGGCTCACATTGAGCTCGGTGATAGGTGTCGTTATACCGACCTCAAGCGTGTGGCGTTCAGCGACGACAAGGGTCGAAAGCAGGTCTGGGATACCCGAGGAGTCATCATCACCGTTGATACAGATCCACTTCACAAGGCATGGGGTTACTGATGATCGGTGCACGGACGGACAATCCGAGGCGCGAAGGTCATTCCGATGCCCTTGAGGCGGCAGAGCGGATTTGCAGGGAGCAGATAGAGGAATGGGAGGGCGAAGACCCCAGGGCCGCCGCTAAGGCATGTGCAGACGAGATCGCCAGATTCGCAGGTCAGTTCAGGTCGACACCTCCGCAATGCGCAGAGATAGCGGTCCGCGACGGCGAACCAACGGATGCGGAGATGCATGCGCACGAGGCTAGTTTTCAAAAAAAGCCAGACACGGTGGTTGGGCTTATGTACGCAGAACGCCTACGTGAGTATTCGGTGCTGATGCGCTCACAACTGATGCCAACCAAGGTGACTAGAGACCTTATCGCCAGTGCCCTAGACCTACTCGCTGACACCGTCGAGTACAACAGGCGTGGATTGGTGTTTAGGACGGACAAGGCCGAGTTCATCCCGGAGGAGTGACCTACCAGATGTAGTGGTGTATAGCTTCCGCCACACCTACATGTAGTATCACCGCCCGGTGTGAACTTTTGGATACACTGTGTCCGTTTGTTCACACTGGGTCAAAACTGACCACGACATTTGAGTCATACCCATATGACATGGATGTCATACTCTGCAATCTTTGCGAGAGCAAAGCAGCTACACCACATGTAGTTCTCTCCAAGTCTCTCCCCTACCCAGCTCTGTCATGAAGACATAAGCGTTTACTTAGGCAGGGTACGACGTGTAGGCGTGTGGTGAGGTGTGGTGTGGGGGTGAAAGCCCCCATTGAGTGGGGTTAGACCGGGCCGTAGGCCCCATTATGCCGGAATATATCTAGGGTCTTTTGGACCTGTAGAGCTTTGTAACCTGGGTCCTGCTCATTTTTGGCAACAATTCAGCCAACATAGAACACTCGTCGTTGGTACAACTGCACTCCTTAACGTAGTTTGCACACCAAATTACTGAATCTTTTCCAGTATTACCGTCGTCCAGCACGATATGCCAGCAACAACCTACTGCATGCTTTTTATAAAGCTCCTTAACTATAGGCAATACTTCAGGAACGGTTGGTTTTGTCATAAGTGCCTGTATTTGTTGTGTTAGCGCTAGCGATACTCTACTTTAGAGTACACTTCGGGCCTAACTACCCAGGTACCGGAACACCGCATTTGTCCTTAGGGGCCTTAGTGGGCCCCGGACGATACCGTCTACTTACCGTAGGTACCATATTTTGAGAAAAAAGTATAGTCGTTTACAAAGTGAGAACTAAAGTTCACTAAGTTGAGTGGATTAGAATTCGAAAGCGGAGTACTTTGACCCCATGGATAAAGATGACGGCAAGGTTTGGAAGGGTGGCTTTTACCGCGATCGAGGTGAGGGGCGTGGGCCGAGGGTGGCTCACTGCAAAATTGACGAGCTTCCTAATATAGATGCAGATAAGGCTGCAGAAAGATTAGAGAATCTGAAAAAGAACCAGGATCCACTGAAAACCAGGGTGACAAAGCTCGCGTCAATGTCTATCCCGAGTGACGTTTTGGATGCAGGAGACCCAAGTTATGCTCGCTGCGTCCGTCAGGCGGCTGTCCTTAGGAAGCAGCTGGCAAGGGAGTTCTACATAGACTTCGGGTTTGTATCTGCTGCCGTCAGTATGCTTCTAAGCTCATCCGCACTTGCAACTGCGGCATCTCGCTTTTTGTATGAAACATCATCCGGATGCGAGGAGAGCAAAAAGGATGCAAAGGTAAAGATGGCCTCGAGTCTTTCGGACAGCGCAAGGCAAAATCTTCTGTCTGCCTACGAGCTCTGTGCCAAACAATCGGTAGTGAGGAAGCGCAACGCCACCAATACAGAGGCGGCGCCATGGCTGGTAAATTACAGTGGGGATGAAAAGAGGCCGAGGGGCAGACCAAGAAAGAACCCGCAGACAGAGGTCCAAAAAAGCCCCTATGGGGAGCCGAAAGGCCCTATTCTTTCCCTAACCGCTCCAGAGGACAGTAATGCCGGAACCTAAGGACAAGTACAGCATCCTGACCAATCCTTCAGAGGACCAGAAGAAGTGGCTCAGGTTCTTGGTGCCAGGGTACGCTCCCACGGAGGCTGCTCTAGACTACGGCGACGCTAGGGAGGCAGCCAAGGCAGAGGCCATAAGGAAGCTCTCTGGAGGCCAGGAGCCGGTATACAAGCCAGCCAAGGAAGCTGACCTGGTGGAGCAGATTCCCGAGTCGGCCACGGTCAACGGTAAGGCCTATGTGACCGAGTCTGACCACTATCCGAACCTGGTCAATGCGGTAGGTCCTGGAGGTGCATGGGAAACTCCAGAAAAGACATCGTACGATCCGCCAGAGACTCAGACAGGGTCAGTGAAGATTGGTCCAGTAAAGGTGCCTTTCAACAGTCCAACCAGGACGCCAATCATCCCTAGAGGCTCAGCGCTTAGGGCTCCTGTGGAGGCGGTCGCAGGTATCATGGACCACCCCGACACCAACGAGCCGCTGACACCAGAACAGATTAGGGTCGCCACTGCCGCTAAGCGAGCCCTGGACAAGTTCAAGGCGGGAGCTGAGACGGTTGCCAAGGCAGTTCCAAAGGCTGCTGTAGAGGCGTCTAAGAAGGCCCTTACGGTGGACATTACTGAACCCGCTCCAGCTGATGGTGGTGAGGCTGACGCGCTGCAAAGGCAGATAGACACTCTCAAGCACCAAGAGGCTCAAGCCCAGATTGATGACCTTCACCGAAGACTGTCCCAGCAGAACTAGTTGACTTAGATAGCCGCGGAGGCCAGGATGGACTGCACGTCTATTTTCGTGTGTTCCGAGTGCGGGCAACCGGGGGCTTCATGTCCTAACTGGGACCACACTGGATTCTGTCACCCACTATGTGGGGCAAAGAGGTCATTTCTTGAAGGCAAAGGCACCGACGGCATTACCGAAGAACTGCGTGGCACCTCAGGCCCAAAGGGAAGAGCAACCGGGACTCACCATGGCAGAAGCCATAAGTATCCTGGCCTTTTTGCAGGCTCGAGGCCGCTTGTGTGGTCAATGCGGGCACCGGTTGGTTACAGGACGCACTCAATACCATCAGCACTGCGACGACTGTAAGCTGGTGGACATCAACTACAGCCCAGTGAAGGAGGGATCTGAAATTGAAGGCCTTTTGTGCAGACGTCTCCAGTGTTGGGTCAACCACGTCCTTGCGTCTGAAGGCAAAGGGAACGGATAGGGTCCTACAGGAGCTGCCGATAATCGATGCAAAAGAAGAGCACCGAAACTACATCATCTCCACCTGGGTCCGAAGCTTCGAGACCATTGCCAGACGGATGGTCGTTTCGTCTGGGGCCTCATTGGTTCATCTTGATGCTGCTGGAGCTAAGGCGGGAGAGTCCAGACTCAGTGAGTTTCACTGGGACAAGTCGAAAGTAATTGTAAGCCCAGATGATGACTACACAATTCACGGCTGGTTTTCCTTTGGAGTCCTTCCTGGAGGCTCACTTTTGGACACTGGTAGTTCTGGCATCAATGGCCTTCTTAGGCACTGTTACGTTTGTCCTAGCTTCCGTGGCAATGGAATTTGCCGTGTGGTTGTCGAACACTACCTTGGACGAGCATATCGAGTCTCAAAGCCATGGCCCAAGACACCCACCGGACATTATGTAACATGGGATCCGTACCAATGAAGCCATGGGAAGAGTCTTGGACAGCTGTAAGTGCCAAGCAATCCGGAAACTGCAATGAGTTACACTATGGAGAAGGCCAGCACGGATGTATCCCATGGGGTTACGATGATGATGATTTTGCAAGCGCCAAACTTGCCGCCGCCGCTCCAGAAATGGCGAGAATTATTATCGAAATGGCCTGCAGTAGGAATTGCGACTACTGCTACCAGAAGATAGACAGGTACGAATCTCCACCGGGCAGCGGGGAACTTATGCCGTATTGGCACTGCCACTCAGACCTGTGTCCGATTAGGGTTGTTATGGCAAAGGCTGGCATTGATTAATGAACCTACGAAACCCAGATAAACAGAAGCTTGTCGCTGCAATCCGTAAGTCCGCAGCCAATGAGCGAGCGGCAGAGCGTGGTGAAGGGCTATTCCTCCCTGAGGGAACCAGGACCTACCGTTCATGGCCCCTGTGCGGCACATGCGGCCGTGAGGTAGAGGCTACTGAGCTCAAGAACTGGAATGCTAATGGCGTGGAGATATGGGCCAAGTGCCACGGTGCCGAGGACTGGCAGTTTATTGAGTGGCCAGCGCGCATCGACGGAGATCCACTCAAGGACCAGCGAGCCAACGACTGCATACGCACGGCCATGATGACCGCTTGCCTGTTCGACCCAACCAAAATTCTGAAGTAGAATTACAGCCATGGCGGACACCGAGCAGCATCTTTGGCCTACCGAATCGAACCTTCCACTGGACACTAGGGGCTATGCGATTGATCCTTCATCTCCTGTACAGGCTTCTGTTGACCATCCTTCACTCATTGGAGAAGTCCAGGCTCCTGGATCCAAGGCTAACTCGCCTTCGTCGGCATCAGCTGCGGGCATCGGTGGCACGGAAGTACGCCCTCAAGCTGCACAAGGGGCCTCTCAGGCGTCTTCGCGTCAACTAACGCCAGACGAGCTTATGGCATGGGCTAACGCTCAGGAACAACACTTCCTGAACCAGCGTCAGGACATGTCCACCGCGGTCGACCCGGCATTGCTCAGGACTGGTGGGGCCCAATACGTTCAGCAGCCAAAGCCGATTGGTTCTGAGGTGCCAGAGTGGCTCCACAGCTACATGCATCAACCGTCTGCGGTGGACGAGCTCCACGCTAAGCACTCGGCAGAGCGGTCCAACATGCTGGCCATGCGGGACGCCACCAACCGCAACGGACATTAGACTATTGTTTGCGCGTAACCAATGCGGCAGGTCGGGGTTACTTAAATGACCGGAACACCGTCTACTCGGAAACGGCGGCGCGATCAGTAGATACGGCCTGCATCCGGTAGAGCTAGAATCCTTATAAGGTTCAAAAGGTGGTTCAACTCCACCCAGGCCGACCATCCCGGGGTAGCTTAGTGGTAAAGCATTCGGTAGCTAACCGTACCAATCGGAGGTTCGATTCCTCCTCCTGGGGCAAATGAAAAAAGCTCAAGTACTCCCTTTTCACCAATTCTGTAGCCAAGTACTAAAGCTCAAGCTTACGCCTGGTCAGGAGGTCATAGCCAAGGTGGCCTTTGGTCCATACAACCCTGACGACCTGAAGGGTGAGGAGCGCGCGCTGGCCAGGGAGATGTTTGGCGGGCTCGAGCAGGTGGACGAATCCGCTCGTAAGTATATCTGCCTCATGCTCGGTCGAGGTTCGGGCAAGACGACACTCTGTAGCGCCTTCGCCCTGTACGAAGCTGTTACCCACGACATAGCCAAGTGTGGCCCTGGCGACGTTCCTTATGTTGTCGTAATTGCCCCGGACAAGGTCACCGCCGCTCTCTCTATCCGCATGTGCAGGGAGATGGTCAGATCTCAGCCTGCCTTGGAACGGCTTATCACGGCAGACACGGCCATGATGCTCCAGATGCAGAGGCCAGACGGTCGCATGGTGCGCATAGAGGCCTTTGCCGCTTCTAGGGGTGGCGCAGCTGTCCGCGGCAGAACCATCATTGCCTTCATCTTGGATGAGGCCGCGTTTTTCACATCTAACCAGGACGGCGGCAGAGACTTCGCGGTCAACGACAAGGACATCTTCCGGGCCTTGAAACCCAGACTACTGCCATCCGGTAAGGGGATGCTTATCTCCACCCCGTGGCCCACCGAGTCCCTGTTCATGGAGCTATTCGACCAAAACTGGGGTAGGTGCAAGACCGCTACCGCAATCAAGGCATCCACGCTCATGGTCCGCGGGGATGATCCGGACATCCGCAAAATGGTGGAGGAGGAGTCAGACAAGGACCCAGACAACGCCAGGCGAGAATTCTACTGCGAGGTAGACGGTAACCTTGGCGGTGAGTTCTTCGACATCAACGCACTGTCGATGTGCCTAGATGACCAGGCCGACATCCTGGGAAAGTCCAATCCTGATTACCCAATCGCCATAGGGGCAGACCTGGGCTTCGTGAGAGATAGCTCAGCCATAGCGGTGGTACAGTTCACCGGTAGGCACTACCAGACCTTGCATCTGGAGGAGTTCAAGCCTTCCCCAGGAAAACCACTAAAGCCCTCCGATGTGATGTCCAAGTTTGCTGCCATCACGAAGTCCTATAAGGCCTCAGGAGTGGTCGCAGACAGCTTCTATAGGGAAAGCCTCAAGGAGGCACTGCAAAGCTCAGGACTGGTCGTATACGCGGCCCCTGAGGGTGTAAAGGGCAAGGCTGATGTCTTCCACCGAACCAGGTCAGTTCTGCATGAGGGACTGGTACAGGTGCCCGACGTGGCCGCTGGCCGCAGACTCATCCAGCAGTGCAAGCTAGTTACCTCCAAGCCGTCTCCTGGTGGCACCACGACCATCAGGGTCCCCAGGAAGCTCGGGTATGGTCACGGTGACCTTTGTTCGGCCTGGGTGCTGGCCATCAACGATCTTGCCTATCGAGTCGTAGACTCCAAGAAGATTCAGTACGAGCCAGGTTCGCCGGCCTGGAAGGCAGAATTCGACCGAAGGGTCCAGTCTGCGGACCAGAAGAAGCAGGACGATTACCTAAAGAGAGTTTCAAAGGAAGTGAGGTCTAAGATGGATGAGAAGGCGTACCGGCGGAGCTTTGTGGACCGACAATGAAGGCCGTTCTTTGCTGGAATGACGGCAGGCGCACCAAGACTAACTATGGCGGTGCCCTTTTCATAATTTACCCCTGGATGAGTTCTGAAAGGTGCATGCAGACCACGTTTGAAGCGTCAGAAGCGGTGCATGCAAAAGATGGCTGGGAATACCTTGAACGGTCGACCGAAGACGTCACGGAAAGAATGGCAGAGGCCCAGGAAGAGAACGATAAGAGAGTCTGGAAATATTTGCGCAAGGGATGGGAGTTGGAGGATTGAGTGGTAGATACGCGCATATGTTTGAAGACCGCCGGTCGTAGACGCCTGGTTGCAGAGGGTCTCACCGACAAGGCCCAGACCGACCTTCAGGACGCCATATCCTGCATCAACGCAGCTGCCGACTCTGACCGCGCAGACTACCTACTGGCATGCGCGGAGGAGTTCATGCGTTGCAGCATGGCCAAAATGAGACTGGCAATTGTAGCCGCTAGACTCACACCAGAATAGGGTGTAGTTTTGGGCTAATGGCCCAATATAATAGCCCTTCTAGTTCTGGTGAGCTTCCTGACCAGGACGAGTCTGAGGACGAGAAGCCAGAGTCAAAAAAGGGAAAGAAGAAGGAGTCGACCAAACCGAAGCTGACCACTACCCAGTGGTGGCGTTCGGAGGAGTTCGACAAGAAGCCACACCAGATTCTGGACGGAATGGTCAAGTCCATGGAGGACGACCAGTCTGGTAGGTACGCGGCATATAAGGAATACGAACGTCTGTTTGGTTCCGCAGAGACGTCCTATGGGGACGATAGCTTTCGCGGCATAGCCACTGACGACCTTTCCCAAAACGAGCTTCAGAACACGATAGAGACCCTATGGGCCCAGGTGTTCAAGAACCGGATTGTCCCTGCTGTCTCTGTAAACGAGGCCGATTGGGATGAATGGGACAGGGCCAAGTCCTACAGCCGCTGGCTAGAAGGCGCGCTGGACGAGGCTGAGGCCTATGAGTGCGCCATCCCTCAGGCCGGCATCTACAGCCTAGTGCACGGGACGGGGCCAATAAAGGTCGGCTGGAAGGAAATAGACTGTTCTGGTCCAAAGCCAGTTGCTCAGATTACGGTCACCGCCAAAAACCCGCGCTACCTGCTTGTTGACCGAATCGAGGCAAAGCATGGCTTCCCGCGCAATTTTTACGAAAAGGACCACGTAGACCGCTGGGTACTCTTCGATGCCTACAAGGAAGAGTCTGAAGGGTTCTACGGCACAGTAGAGGACAGGCTAGCGGGTATAGAGCGCTGTACGGCCAATGATGACTTGGAGCTCGGGTCCCAAAACACTGGCAAGTGCGACATGCTCACGCTCAGGGAGGCCTGGCACCTTCCCAGCGGCCCAGACTCGGACGACGGCAAACACGTCATCTGGATAAACGGCTGCACACTTGTATGTGAGGAGTTCAGCTGGGACACATTCCCATATGTCTTCATTCGCTTTGGGCCCAAGCTTGAGGGCTTCTGGGGCGAATCGGCCGTTCGAAGGCTGGCTCCTAGCCAGAAGAACCTGGACAAGCTCAACCGTAAACTGGACGAGGCCCAGTCGGTGATGGGCGTCCCTCGCATCATTATTGGCAACAACGCCAACGTGAAGCTTGGGCACGTCGATGACATTCCTGGTGGAATCATCCTTTGCGACCGTCCAGACCAAATCAGGGAATGGAATGCCCAGTGTGCAACCCCAGAGTTATACAACGACAGGGATAGCCTTCCTCGCAAGATGAAGTCCCTGCTTGGTATCTCGGACTTCGAGGCCACTCAGCAGATTCCGCAAAGCATGCGCGATGTGTCCGGGGCCATGCTTGAGCGGTGGACGGGACAGGGTCCGGCCAGACACGCCATGTTCCATGGTGAATACGAAAACGCCATCCCCAAGCTGGCCTACCTGATGATGCGTCAGGCAGAGGACCTGCAGGCAATGGGCTACGACGTGGTGGTTAGGAGCCCAGCAGGTTCGCACAACAAGTCGGCTATTGAGCAACTGTCTTTCAAGGACGTCCACGTAGACCGGAGTCGCCTGAAAGTAAAGGTCCAGTCCATGAGTGACCTTCCTCAGACCTTCGCCGGCAAGGTGGATGCCCTGGAGAAGATGAAGAATGCCAATGTGGCCATATCGCAGCAGGCCGCAATGAGAATGCTGGAGATTCCTGATGTCCAGGGGGCCCAGGATGAGCTTGTTTCTGACGAAGAGATAATCTTCAAAAACCTCACTCACATGTGCAAAACTGGCGAGTATCTTTCGCCACTGCCTTTTGATAACCATGACCTGATAATTCAGATGGCCACCAGGTACATCAATAAGTACCGGGTTCGCAACGATGCGGATGGGGATGTGGTTGCCCTTTTGGCCCAATATATAGATGACGCCATAGCGATGAAGAGAGGACCTGGCTCAAGTGACCCCAACGCACCGCCGCCATCAACCCTTGCTGCTGTGGGAGGTGGTCCTATTGGGATGCCTCCGATGGGTCCGCAAATGGGCTCTATGCCCCAAGGCCTTCCGCCAATGGCTGGCCCGGCGGGAGTTGGAGTGGCTACTGCGCCAGATGGCCAAGTCCCTGGGGGATCCGCATTAGGCATGTAACCGCTGTCGCTCGCAGAGCAGCCTCTTCGCCATGCATGGTGGTTATACTTAGGTCTGTTACGTGTTACGTATAACGTACAACAGGATTGTGCGTAAGTGTGTGTATATATTAAGCAAAAGGATTAGCTTATGAGTGAAGAGCAAGCAGAGGTCACCTTTGTTGGTGGCAAGGCAATCGAGCAGACAGAGGCCCTGGAGTCGGCACTCCCCACGGATGAGCGCGAAGCTGCCATAAAGGCAGTCCGGGAGGCTATGAACCCTAAGAAGGCCGAGAAAGAGGCCAGGGTAGCCAAAGCCAAGGAGACGGCCCAGGAGATAGGTGAGGAAGTCGCAGAGGACGCCGATGATATCGCTGACCGGGTTTCGGACCCAGGTGGGGTAAACAAGTTCCGAAAGTCAGAGAAAGCCAAGGAAGAGCTTGAGGCTCCGGAGCGCGGCCCTGACGGCAAGTTCCTCCCCAGGGACGGCAAAACCGACTCTAAGGCCCCTAGCAGCCCCAAGGACGACGTTTCGGATGAGGACCTGGACCTAGACAAGGCCTCCGTCAAACAGCTCCTGAAGGCCCGTGAGAGGGTCGCAAACCTCAAGCGCACCGCTGCGGAGATGACCAAGGAGCAACAGAAGTTCCAAGAGGAGTCCCGCAAGATTCATGATGTGTGGGCCCAGATACAGGCTCGTGAGGCCAAGCTGAAGGCGGATGAGGCTCGTTGGAATAAGCTCCAGCAGAACCCGTCAGAGGCCGTCCGTGCTCTTGGTTTGGACCCAGAGGCCTTCATTATGAACCTGGCCAGGGAGGGCACCCCAGAGGGCGCTATGGAACGCAGGTTCCGTGAGCTCGAACAAAAGCTGTCTGAGGCCAATTCCTGGAAGGAGCAACAGGCCGAGCAGCAACGCCAGTATCAGGAACACCTTCAGCAGCAGCACATAGTCCAGGCCCGACAGAATGCCGTACAGGAGTTTACTAAGCTCGGAATGGACGAAGAGAAGTTCCCCCATGTGTCGGCCTTCTATAAGGGCCGTGAGCGGGCTCTTGTTGCCGAGGGCGACCTTACGGCAGAGGAGTTTAGAAACCTTACAGGTCGAGAGGGCACTTACGAGCAAATACTTGAATACATTGAGGACGAACTTGCAGACAGGGCAAAGGCCTGGTATTCAAAAGTAGGAGCTAAGAAGGAATCCAGCTCTAATGTAACTAAGGCAGCACCTCCTAAGGCAAAAGGTAAGAGCATCAGTCCGGATATGTCAGGTGAACGCAGGAGCGCATCCCCTAAAGACCTAAAGGACTTGAGCCCAGAGGACCGGATCGAGGTAGCACGACAAGCGGTTGCAGCAGCCATGGCCGGGGCCAAACGATAGAGATTGCATAGTTGATAGCAGGTACACCAGACCTTCGATGCCGCGAGGCAAAGAGAACAACGATACGCAAAATCGACTAGCGCTTACGTAGACTTAGCTTTCTTATCTTTTCTTTCTCTTAGAGGTATTCAGTATGACAGCGACTCTTGCAGGGTCACAGGCCGCACTCAAGGTCCTGTACCCGGACGGTGAACTCCCGAAGTCCATCAATGAAATGTTCAACTTCACCAATCGGTTGAAGAAGGACACTTCGTTCGTTGGCGAGCTTGCTTACGTCCCTATCCAGAACGCCAACCCCCAGGGCTCCTCGGCGGACCTTGCTACTGCGCAGACTGCGGTCTTCCAGGGCAGCTACCTTCGCTTTGCGCTTACCCGTCGAAGCCACTTCGGTGTTGCTCGAGTCACGGGCGAGGCGGCTGAGGCTGCGGTCAAGTCCGAGGGCGCGATGGTCGACCTCTGGGACAACGAAACCCGCGGCATTGCCACCACTGAGAAGTCGGTCCAAGAGACCTACGCCTTCGGTACTGGCGACGCGACGCTCGGCACGATGGGTGGAACTGGTTCGGTTACGGCCACCACGGTCACTTTGGCCGCTGGCACGAACATGAACTACTTCGAGCTGAACATGCTCCTGGGCATGGTTTCGGCTGTTGGTCTCTCTCCCACCATCCGAGCCGGCTCTATCCGAGTCACTGGTATCGACCGTAAGAACCGTACGCTTACCTTTGCGGCGAACCTGGACTCTGGGTCGACCACTGGTATCACCTCTCCGGCCAATACGGACCACTTCGTCCGCTACGGCGACGCGGCCACGGCTAGCCCAACGGTCATCAATGGCCTTGGCAGCTACGTTGTTGGCGGCACGGCCCCCGGTACGCTCGACGGCCTGAACCGCAACACGGACCCGGTTCGTCTTGCTGGCCAGACCAATGACTACCAGGGTGTCGCGGGTGAGGATGCGGTTGTCGACGCCTCGAGCCTCGCTGGCTTCCAGGGCATTGGCTACCCCAACGTCCTGGTCTGCAACAACATCGAAGCTGCGACCATGAAGAAGTCTCTTGCTGGCAAGATGGTTTACAACCGTCCTGGCAGCACGGCCGCTCAGTACAGCTTTAGTGACATCAGCATCGAGGGCGAGAACGGGTCGATTGAGGTTCTCACGAGCCCCTTCTGCCCCCGCAACAAGGCATGGCTCATCAAGCTGGACCAGTTCAGCATGTTTAGCCTCAAGGCGGCCCCTCACCTTGCCGACTTCGATGGAATCAAGTTCCTTCGTCGGCCGGATGCGGACGCGTACGAAGTTCGCTTCGTGTTCTACGGCAACATGAAGTGCAAGAACCCGGGCCCGCACGTCGCGCTCACCAACTTCTGCGTGCCGTAAGGAGCCAACATGGCAATCTCAGCACTCGCTACGGAAGCCAAGGCCACTGCACTTATCGCGGAATGCCGCCGGTGCCTCAAGCTTGGCGTTCCTCTTCAGGGTCAGTACCTCCTGGACATTATTGACCAGTTGGAGTCTGCCACGGTGAACGACCTCTCTGGTCGAACCAACGTTTCCCCAAACAGCACCATCGATGGCCGCAATGCTGCCGATGCTACTACTGCGGGTGGGTAATGCTTGGTAACCTGAAACCGCAAAGGGCAACGGACCGAATAGTCCAATACTTCTCCCAGTGGACCATAGGCGCATCTGGAGCGCACACAAAGACCACTGGTGTACCTGGCACTGGATTCGCGTCTGTAGCCGAGACAGCTGCTGGCAAATATACGATAACGTTTAGCGATGTAGCCATCGGTGGACTTATCGGCCTTCAGCTTATCCACTGGCCCGCTGCCGACGCGGAACCTCTGATTCTGGCTCCAACCGACGATGTGTACAGCGCATCTGCAAAGACGGCCAAGTACGAGGCTTGGGCGATTGATGAAACTGCGGCGCAGACCGAAATCCCCTCTGGGGACAAGGTCACCATCATCGCCACGTTCCTCGAAACCAAGTAACCAAAGCAACCTTCCAACCATTGGGGCCAGCTAGCTAACAAGGCTGGTTGGCCCCATTCCTTTAGGAAACTCTCATGTCTAGGTCTGTAACGAGGGGTGCTCTTCGAGATAGGTTGTCCCAGATTACGGACACCGAAAACGACAACCATGTCCTCAACGATGAGAAGGACGCGATTCTCAATTCGGCCATGGCCGAAACCTGGGACGCTATTGTCGATGCCGGTCTGGCTGAGAAGTTCGTAAAAAGCAACACCTTCAACACGGCTGCCGGAACCCAGGAGTACCCCCTAAACACGGTGGCTGGCTCAGACTTCTACCGGGTCCACCAGGTCTATGCCAACGAGGGCAACGGACAGCTGAGGGCTCTGCAGCATATCAACCCCGCCGAGATGCTGAACTTCAGGGCGCCCACGTCTGCGGTTCCCATGAAGATTTACTACATCCCCTGCTGCCCGGTCATAACCATCGGTGCCGGTGGGGACAGCGCCACTTTCGATGGTATCGACGGCTGGGAGGAGCACACGCTAATGACGGCCGCTTGTGCGATAAAGCTCAAGAAGCAGGAGAGCTACGCGCCGTATGCAGCAAGGAAGGCGGAACTTGAGCAGCGGATAGGCTCGCTGGGGATAGTAGACTTCGGTGACCCGCCAAGGGTGTCCAGGAAGCGCAAGCCGGTCGGCTATACCTATTACCCGTACTTCAGCCAAATAAACGCCTACCTACTCAGGGGAGACAAGATAGAGCTCTTCTATAGCTATCCATGGGTTCGGTAGGTGAGGTTCATAGATAACAACGGGAGCCAGGCCAAGGGCAGGAGGCAGTATTCTGGACACGAGAATATCCAGACTACCGACGTTCAGAACCCGACCAGGCTTCTCACCATCATCAAGAACTTCCTTACCAGGCTCTCCAGGGTAGAGTCGGAGCGCCCACCAGACTCGGTGGAGTTTGAGGTGGACTACACCACGTCGGGAGCCCCTACGGTCATCTTCAACCACGGCATATCTGGCCCGGTAAGGTGGTACATAACAAGCCTACAGGTTGCCTCACCGCCGGCCGCTACGCCTGCCCTGGTGTCGTTTGCCACTTCGTTCGACATAGACGGTCAGACCAGCCTCAGGTGGTCCGCTTCAGCCACTGTAACCGGAAGAGCGGTGGTACGCTTTGAGTCCAGCCAGTTTGGCACACGGAGACCTGTGTAGATGAGCAACGAGCCCGGGGTGGTGGACAAGTCGCAGGTAGATATAAACCTGCAGGGGGGAATCGACGAGTCCCTTCCGGAGTACGGCACCGATTGGACCAAGCGGCTACTGGTCGCTGACAATGTCCTGGTCGAGGGGCCCATGCTGAAGTCCAGGCTTGGAGCCGGCAAGGATTCCCTGGTGCCAACTGGTCATAGTCCAATCTTTAGGGTGGTGCCGACCGATAACGGCATCGCCACTATCGCTGGCCCAAACTTCACTCTTCAGCAGCGAATTGAGACCCAGGACGCAACCAGCACATCCAGGCTAGAGCACAAGGGCCGCATGCCGGAGTTCTCGGTTAGGACCATCAAGTCTGGGTCCGACGTAGGCGGGGACATAAGCACCACTGAGGACACCTTTGCCACCAACGGCGTAGCCACTGGTGTGATAGGCGTAGCAGAGACCTCCAAGTACTACTGCATAGCCTACAACATAAGGCCAACTGACCTGGGTGACCTGATAGTCGGAACAAGCTCCGCCACCAAGCTCCGCCATATGGCGCTGGATATCATCGACAAGAACAGCGAGAACGTCGTTGTGTCGTACCGGGCCGTGACTGCTGAGGGGGGGCTATGGTCCATGGTGGGTGTGGACGATAGGTACCTGCACCTGTACCTGGGGAATATGACGATCTCCAAGCCGTCCGTTTACGTCATAGACACGGAGAGCGCCAGCTTCCCACCAACTGGACTGGACACAACCATACAGGCCGGCACGTCCCTGACGGTCTGCAATGTGGCCGATGTTATCGCCGGAGTTGTTCCAATCGCCGGGGCCTCCGTGGCCATCACCAGGGGCGACAACGGGTCGATAAACATCAACAAGATTGTAAAGGTCAACAATAGCCAGGTGGTCACCGCATCTGCGACGGTCTCAGGATTCAATGCCGTATCTGGGATAGACACGGACGGGACCAGCTTTTGGATAGTCGGAACCGCGGTACCGTAGGAGCCTATCATGGCAAACGCATTCAACTATCGACTGGCTAAGTGGAGCTCGGCCTTTGCTGAGGTTTCTTCTGTCACCGCTACCGTGGTCAACATCATGGAGCACGGTGGTGGCGTCTACGTAGCTCAGGACGATGACCCCACACTCCGGGTTGCGGTAAATCCAACCACCCAGGACTGCCGCATAGTCGTCTGGAGCAGGCTTAGCCTGGCCGCCAGCGGTGGAACCAACCAGACCGCAACATCTACACTGGCTGGCGTATATCGGTGCAATCTGACCACTGATACGGACTTCACCACGGTGGCATTCCACACTAACGTATATGAGGCCACGCAGCCCATGTACGACACCACCATGGGCAGGTTCTATACCGGATTCGTAACCATCAACGATTCCACCGCATCCTCCGTAGCACTTGCAAAAGGACTGCTTACCGAGGCCTTCAGGGTGGGTCTTGCGTACACGCTGTACGACATAACAGAACCAACCCTGTTTGCCGGCAGGGGCGACGGGTTTGGTCGTGATGGGTGGGCCCTCAGGTCTTACTCGGCGGCCCTAAACACAGATACGCTTCGATGGGGTAGGGTTAGGCATAGGCCGGTGGCCGTGTTCGGCGACTACTCGATAGACTGCTCGGCCACCACGTACAACCTTCACTTTGGATCGTATACAGGCTCCCTTTCTGTAGAGTTTCTTGGTGACGGCACGTTCAATCGAGGCCAGTCTCCTGCCCATCGCATTCACAAGTCGGCCAGCGGACAGCTTGTAACTGGGTACGGAAAGATATCGTTCAACCGCTCCAGGTCCTACGAGCTAGGAGTTATGAAGAAGCGCGACCCCAGCGTCATTCACTTCGATGCGGGGAACCACTCTGGTGGTCTAGTTGGCCTATACGACGGCTTCGCCCCATACGAGGCTGGCTTCGTGTCCGCTCCCAGCGTCATGGCCGCTGAGAGCCCTGGCGGCACAGCGCAATCCTACAACTACTGCGCTCTATGGGTCAAAAAGGACTGGAAGGGTCACACGACGGTCTCCAGAGTCTCTGATGTGGTCAACGTCAAGATTACTGACATAACTTCAACAGGCCTAGACGTCTATGTGTCTATACCCACCCTTACTGCCTATGAGGGCGAGATAGAGGTTCAGCTCTACCGTACCGAGAACGGGGGAACTCAGTTTCACCTACTGGACACATTTATTACAGGCGGTGAGCCACTCAACGCAATCGGAGACAGCCTCCGCATAGGGGCCTTCTCGGACATCACCAGCTACGCGTTCCACAAGTTTCACGACCAAAAGGCAGATGTGGCCAGCAATGCGGGCCTGTCCTCCACCCCTCTGCTCTTCCGGCAACCGGGCACGCCAAACACCCCGCTTGACCGCACCAATGCCCTAAACGCAGCTCACATCTGTACGCACAAGGATAGGGTCTTTTACTGCAACCAGGAGTCAGTACATTACACTGGAGCCTCCATTGACGGTGAAGCGCCATGGTTCAGTCCGGCCTTTGCCTTTGAGGTCCCAGGAGGAAGCGGAGACATAATCGCACTGGCCTCCATGGACGGCGTATTGGTCGTATTCAAAAAAGATGCGGTCTTCCTTGTCGATGGCGACGGGCCGCCAGACAACGGGGGTAATGGGACCGAATTTAGTCCGCCTCGGCGCATTCAGGCCGAGCATGGGTGCATAGACGCCAGAACACTGGTTAGCACCCCAATCGGGCTCATGTATCGAAGCGCGCATGGTATCGAGCTTCTTGAGCGCGGGTTCAACGTAAAGTTTATTGGTGCCCCAATCAAGCGCACCACTGGGCTATACCCATATTCTGGCGGGGCCACATTCGACCACGTTCGCAACCTGGTCATGTTCCCAATGGGGCAGCATCAGGACGCGTCCTACGTAAACCTATTCCCTGTCACCTCTGGCACGGTGGTGAGTGGTAAAACGGTAGCGGGTCAGAGCAACGGCATAGTGGCCGTATACAGCATTCAGTTCGACTCCTGGACCACCGCGTCATACCAGCGGGCCTTTACCAACGGCGGCAGCGACCTTGGGCTAAGTCAGAGGTCGGTACAGGACCTTTGCTTTGCCTACGGGACCTCCAACAGCATTCAGGCGGGATACGTATATCACGGATGGGATAAGACTCTGTACGTAGAGAGCCCGAGCATCACTAACGCGTGGCTAGACTACGAGGACAGGGACGCTGCCACGATTATCGCACCGTGGACCCTTCAGACTGGATGGGTAAAGGGACCGAGCTTCGCAGACAGGATACGAGTATCCGATGTGTGGCTACTGGCAAACTCCTACAGCAACCATGACCTCAATGTGAGCTTTTATGCGGACTACAACCGTTCGAGTCTCACATCAATAAAGACCTTCGCCAGCCCTGTAGTTACCGCAGCGGACCTGGAGTTTTTCCAGTTTCAGCCCAGCAAGGAGTCGGCAACCAGTATGTCCTTCAAGATAACAACTGCCACCCCTACGGGCGCAGATGCGGGCCTATTGGAAACCGGAAGGCAATTGGAACTATCGGCAATCACTGTTAGACTTGGCGTGAAACCGGCTGGGGCAATGCTTCCGGTGACTCAAAAGGGGTAATCATGGGCTTCGGCAACTTTCTAGGCGGGATACCGGTATTCGGTGGGGTGGCTAAGGGCGCATACGACGCGGTCGGAGGGGTCGCCAGCGACATAGGTGACCTTCCTGGCGACTATATGTCTGCCGGCACCAACAGATACCGAGAGCCTGGGTATTCTCAGAATCCTGGACTGGAGCAGGGCGCGGCAGCTGGGCAGGCGGCAAACCAGGGCTACCAGGATCAGGCCTTCCAGGGCTTCCAGCAGGGGTACGGCCTGTCACCACAGCAGACCGCAGACCAAACCCAAGCACTTGGTCTCATGAGAAACGCAGCTATGGGCAATGCGCCTTCGGTAGCAGCAATCCAGCAGCAGCAGGGTCTGAACCAGGCCTTAGCCAATCAAACCTCCCTTGCCGGCTCTGCCAGGGGTGGGGCAGGCATAGCGCTGGCCGGTGCCAATTCCGGAGGAAACGCTGCGGCCATGCAACAGAACGCCTTTGTTCAGGCCGGAATGCTCCGAGCTCAGGAGATGGCTCAGGCTCGTGGGGACTACGGCCAGATGGGCAATGCCCTCCGCGGCCAAGACATCCAGAATGCGGGCAACGACATCCAGTATCGCCTTGGTGCTGGGAACGTGGCCAATGCCTATGGTCAGACCGGGCTTGGGTACATGGCTCAGCGTAACCAGCTCGAAGGTCAGCGCGCGGACATGTACAACGCTCAGCAGGACCGGGCCTCTGGAATCATGGGAGCCAATGCCCAGAACAAGCTCCAGAACCGCAACAAGATCATCGATATGGGCACTGGCCTTGGTAAGACCATAGGCGGAATGGCTGGTGGCTAATGTATGGCTCTATTCGACAGGGTCTTATGGGTACCCAGATGGATAACGCCTACGGGACGAACTATGGGACACCGGACCACAGCGCCATGGCTGCAGCCCCTATGGCCGACCAATCCCAGCCTCAACAACACATGGGCAATGCAGGACCTGGCATGTCCGCAAGCGCATCATTCAACCCATTCAACCCACTGGGCTCTATCCAGGCCACTAACAAGTACGTCCAGTCTGGCGGGTACGACCACTCGTTCGGTCACATGATGCCCAACAGTCATAACGTTGGAGCTGGAATATTCTAAATGCATGCCAACCTTGGTCGTTACCAGACCAACCTGAGCCGCTTCTACCACCCATCCAGTGCTCCGCAATCGAGCCCAGACGATGTTCCGGATGGTGCGGCCGGGTCTGGGTCCAGTCTGGCCAAAGCCGGTTATGGGTCAAACCAGGGCACTCCAGACCCATACAAGGGAGCCAGGGTGTTTGGTCGTAAAACCCACATTCCGCCTCCTAATGCAATCCAGGAACTGGACGCCAGGCTGGCAAAGGGCCCAGACGGACCAAACCAGGACTACTCACCTATGTCCATTCCAAGTGACCGTAATGATTCGAAACTGGACGCAGTTCGTTATGGAGAGGCCTTGCCGGCTGCTCCGCCTGTACCTCGCGCAGCCCAGCAGGACATGAAGAACCTTTATGACCAGATTGGGCAAAACCAGAAGGCAGAAGAGGCTCGCTTTGGTGGGGTCTACAGCCCCCAAGGATTGCAAAAAGCAAGCAACAACGCCACTTTGGATGCAGCAGATAAACAACTTCTTAGAAACCAGCTCATTGGTGCACGTGGCATAGGTGGCCAGTACGCGGTTGGACCAGGGGTGTACTAGTGGCTAATCCGTATACATTCGAGGGCAGTAAGTACAATCCAATCGTCCTCCCTCCAGGTGTCCAGCCCAATCCAAATAGGGATCCTCTTGCCGACTTCGTTAAGCCAGATGTCCCTGAGGTTGCTCCACCCGACTTCTCTGGCGGCGTTCCGGATGCGGCTTCGGTACCTGCAATTAGGGAGGCCGGCAGCGAGGGTGTCAACGCGGCTCAGGCCGAGGACCAATACACCAAGGATATTACCCCCAACTTCGGCGGCATGCCTGGCCCATCGGGTCCGACTGTACTTCCAGGCGGCGTTCGAATGGCCAACCTTGGGGTCAATGGCGAGGAGGGTGAGCGGAATTATCGCGGAGCCACGGACCCGTCAGTGGTGGCCGAGGGCATCAACTCGGAATCCGACGCAGAGACCCAATACGGCAACCAAAAAGCCAACATCCTTGGCCGTCTTCAGCAAGACCAGGCTCATGAGTACGCCACCCTCAAAGAGCGCCAGCAGCAACGGCAGATGGAGATTGATGCCAAGCAGCAGGCGGTAGAGCAGGCGACCTCTCGCTACACCGCGGACCTAGCTGACCGTGGCCAGTTTTGGCGCAATCCTGGCAACATCTTTGCTGCCCTCGCTACCGCCATGATGCCCCTTGGCAATACCTCCGCCAAGGACGCCATGCACATGATCGATAGTGCGGTTCAGGCAGACTGGAAGCAGCGCAAAGACCTGGCCGACACGAGCCTTGGACACATGAAGTCCAATCTTGCTGCGTACAGGCAGATTGCTGGCGACAAGGACCTTGGTGACACCATGGCTCTCAAGCACAGCTATGACGTGGCCCAGATGGAGCTACAGCGCCTGTCTGCCCAATTTCAGGGGCCGCTTGCCAAGGCCAAGGCTCAACAGGTCATTGCTGAGCTCAAGATGAAGTCCAGCCTTCTAGCGGGTGAGCTAGCCAACAAGTACCTGGCCAATAAGCCAGAAGTCATGAACAAGGCCCTTGCTGGTGCGTATCAAAAAGAGGCCAAGTCTGGCGTCAAGGGGGCCTGGAGTCCACTGGTCGGCAACAGGCCGGAGGTCTCGTCTACTGGCGGGGCTGGACCAGGTATGACAGTTCCTGGCGGCGGCCCGGCTACTGGTTCGATTTCGGCACCAAAACCCAATGATGCCATGCGTCTGGCAAACGGAGGCAGACCAACCACAGTGGATAAGGTGGTCGATAACGAGCCCCTTTACAACATCCGCAACCCTGGCTCTAAGGAGCTGGTGGATACGTTCAAGAACCAGATTGCTCACGAAGCCATCGTTGCCATGGGCCCCAATGCCACCTCAGACAGGCTTGCTCGTAAGGCTCAGGAAATTATAGAAAAAGACAAGGAGATGACCTCCAAGGTGGCTGGTGAGGCCAGGGAGAAAGCCGCCAATATGAAGTCTTGGCAAAACTTCTCCAACGACGTCAACTCGGTTGAGGCCATAGCCAGGTCTTCCCATCAAGACCCGCAGGAATTCCTTGGGGACATGCGCAACCTTGCCCCTGCCAAGTGGGCCCTAAAGATAAACCAGCTGCGTGACGCCTATGGCTCCAGCAACTCTCCGGAGGCCAGACAGTTCAAGGCCAACCTGGAGGCCAGTGAGCGGTTCCACCAGGTCCTAGCCAAGCAGCTAATCAACTACTACCACGGCGAGGGTGGCTCCAAGATGAGCGACTCGGTCAAGGACGCCTTTGGACAGGTAATCTCTCCCGCGAGCACCTGGAATCAGATAAAGGGCTTTGCCGATGGCCAGTCCCAGTCTGCGGCAGCCGATTGGATGTCTATGGCCGCTCAGGCTGGGCCACGTCCAGCTGCCATATTGGCTATCCGCTACGGCGTAAACAACCCCAGACTCAACACCAAGGGCGTCCCCGAAAGAGGGAAGTAGATGGCTGATGTTCCTGTAAGGGACATAACTGGTAGAGCCGTAAACGCTACTCCAGATCAGGCAGAGGCTATGCTTGAGGGTGGCAAGGCCCAGGCCTTGTCTCCGGAGCAGGCTCAGGAGTCTACCAATGCCCAGGCCAACCTAAACTATGTAGACCAAAACTGGGGCACTGCCGGCAAGCTGGGCATGGGTCTGGCCTCAGGGCTTAGCCTTGGGCTCGCTCCTGGTCTTATGGCCAAGGCTGGCATCGTAGACCCTGGCCACGTACACGCCGCCGAGCTTAGTCCGTGGTACACCGCTGGCGACATTGCTGGCATGGTCCTACCTGCTGTGGCAACTGGTGGCGAGGGGCTGCTTGCGAAGGGACTTAGTCTCACCCCGGCCGGCGTCATGTCGGGAGCTGGCGGCATTGCCGAAAGGGTGGTCGGTGGGACTCTTGGGGAGAACGCTGGCCTGCTTGGTCGTCTCGCTCTCAAGCCTGCCCAAATGGCCTCCAGGGGGGCTGTAGATGGTGCCCTAATCGGTCTTGGCCACAACACTGGCGAGAACCTCCTATACAACAAGCCGCTTGCTGCTGAGGCGCTGGCTGCCATGGGCCAGGGAGCCCTTTGGGGTGGCCTCATTGGTGGTGGAATGGGCGTGGTTGGCACTCTGGGTGACCTGGCCGTCGATTCGGCATCTGCGTACGCCAAGGCAAAAGGACCCGGTCTAATTGCCAAAAAGCTCGGCGAAACCAGCGGTGAGGGTGGATATGAGAGTCTTGTGGGTAAGCTCAAGGAGCAGGGCTCTATCCTGGAAGAGGGTGGTGCAAGGATATCTGACTCCACCGAGAAGCTCGCCAATACTGTCACCAAGCAAAAGGCAGTCTATAAGGCCCTTAGGTCTGAGGTGGTGGACGCCTTGGACGAGACCGCTCAGGATGTTCAGCCAAACTTTGGTCGTATAAGGGCTCGCCTAAAGAGCCTGGTTGCCGCGCCTCGAGCCGGTACCATCGAGATTGGGGACAGCCTGAAGGCCATAGATGACTTTTGGGGTTCTTTCCATGAAGGCAAGGGTCCTTCGTCCTGGAATGGTCTCATCAAGTCCAGGGACATGTACGCCAAGGGGGTGGCTGGCAATCCGCTCAAAGGCGAGATTCTCAACGCTCTGGATTCGGAGATAAAGACCCACATCGCCTCGGTGGACCCTGCCCTGGCCGAGAAGTTTGGGGCCGCCACTACCAAGCTCGACATTGCCACCAGGATGGAAGCCAATCTTGGCAAAAAGGCAGCTGATGAGCTTATAAGGGGCTCCGGGGACCAGTCTGGTGGGCTGACCAAAGGTAACTACGTCAATGCCGGGCTCAGTTTCGCCTATGGGCACCCTTTGACCGGGGCAGCTATGTTGGGGTCCAAGGTGGTCAAAAACGCTCTTGCGGGCGCCGTAGAGCCAGCAATGACCAAGTTTGCTTACGACTCCCTAATTGGGGCCAAGGCGGCCGCAGCCACGTCCAAGGTCAAGGAGCGGATAGGTAAGGCCCTCCAGGCCACATTCTCCACTCCCTCCAAAGCCGCTTCAGTCGAAGCCGTGCGCAGGACCAAGTCTACGGGCAATAGTCGTAAGGACTACGAGACGGAGGTGTCCAAGGTCGAGAACTTGCTGTCGGCCAATCACCAGGACCGCGTAAGGCGTTACGCAGCTCAGGTAGAAAGCCAGGGTTATCCTGACCTGGCCAAGGAAATCATGGAGTCCAACCAAAGGGCATCCATGTACCTGATGAACAACATGCCTCCAAGGCAGGGGGCAAAACAGGCAAAAAGCCTGACCAAGGTTCCTATCTCCAAGGGGCTAGAGATGAAGGAGCTTCAGTTCAAGAGGCTCATGAAGGTTCACAAGGACCCATTGAGTGTTTTGGACGACCTGGAGGCCGGCAAAGTGTCTAGGGATGCCGTAGCTGCACTCAAGTACAGTTTTCCTGCAATTCACCAGGAGATTGTCTCTCAGGCCACCAGGATGGTCTACGAAGCTAAGGCTAGTGGCAAAACGCTTCCATATGGCAAGGTGAATCAGCTTGGCCTGGTTCTTGACAGCCCAATTCACTACTCCCAGGAACCATACTATATTAGTGCAGTCCAGACCGCTCTAACGATGCCAGCGCCCCAAGGAAGCCAGCCACAAGGGCAATCCCACACCAGTATGCCAGCCCCTCTAGGTCCTCAAAACCAAGCAATTCAATCGTCTTCATTCATGACCCCACTTCAGAAGGTTCAGTTAGGATAGAACTATGTCACTCCAGGAAGACCAGTTTTTCGGCATCTGCCCACCTACGGTTAGCACTGTAGACGCCAAGCACCAGGTGCTTTCCACGTCCACATCGGGTACCGCAGCCAATTATGACTGGGTTACGGCCCTTGGTACGGCTGCTCCCGAAGGATCCGTAATGCTTCTTCTGGAGGCATCTACGACTGACTGCTGGGTCAGATTCAAGCCAACCACGGCAGCTGCTGGTACCACGGTAACCAACGGGCTCCTGGTCAAGGCTGGCCAGCCCGGTCGAGTGTTCTTGGTGAGCCCCATCAGCCACAAGGTGTTGGACGTCATCGCTACCGGTGCCGGGACCATCCAGGTTCAAGTGGCCTCTATGCCCGGGGCCCGGGTAAACCTGTAATGGGCAGGACGGTCAACAGGACGCATCGAAGCATGCTGGAGGACTCGTATTACGGGTCTACGGCTGCCCCCATTCTCAATCCTGCTGACCTTAGTCTTACCGGGTGGTGGAGGGGTAGCTTTGCATCGGTACCATGGGCCGGGACTGCGTCAGCCGGGTCCAGCGGCTCTCGTCCATTGGACCTGGGTACCGCATCGGTAGGTAGCGCTCTAAATAGTCTGGACGCAGCCAGCTTCAATGGAACCAGCCAAAGTCTCACCTGCAGCACGGTAACCGCGGACGGATTTCTGTCCACCACCGGGTACAGGCTCTCATTCCTGGTTCTAATAAACAGCCTAGCCGCGCCATCTGGAACCATTTATGCAGACAAGGGCCTCCTGACCGAGAGTGGCGGCAACTGGGGCATCGTGGCCAATACGGACGGAGTCAATTGTTTCCACCATGACGGGGCATATAAGGTGGCCGTAAAGTCAATTACCGCAGGGGCATGGCACGCGGTGGACATCATTTACAACGGTACCAATCTGATTGTCTCTGTTGATGGCACTGCCGGAACGCCCGTGGCCGCGGGAACGCTGAGCTCCATAACCGGGGCTACGTTCAGGATATGCGACAACCTATTCGGCTCTGGCAAGCTCGGCTGTCAGATAGAGGACTTGGCTGTGGCAAATACCGCTCTCGCGACCACCACCGCCTCGGCATTCAAGGCCTACTACAACTCTCGTTACGCATTGAGTCTATAAGATGACACATCCCATAGAGATATTCTCTGGCCAGAATGGCGTGGTTTTTATTTCACCAACAGGGGAACTGCATTCGTCCATAGGTGAACCTGGGCAGGCGGTTGTCACCAGTGCGGACGGGCAGAGCCTGGAGTGGGTGGATAGCCTGGGCCCTGGAGGAGCACTGCCGGATGGGTGGTTTGACCCGACAACGTACGGGGCCAGGCTGGACGGGGTCCACGATGACCTGAGCGCATTCAATGACATGATTGCGGACATGCCAGACGAGGGTGGAGTTATCTACATTGGCGAAGGGGTGGCTTGGCTTTCGGATACGCTTCACGTCTACAAGCCGGTCCACATTGTGGGGTGCGGTGGTCGGTCTAGGGGCTTCTCCGGCTTCACTGTGGCTCCAGGCAAAACTTGTCTTTCTATAGACTTTGCAGTCATTGGACCTACAACCACATCGGCACAGGGTGCCAGGGTTGAGCGCCTGACTCTGCGAAGTCAGATTCTGGTACATGGGACCGCGGACGGTAGCGCGCTTGGTTTTGGCATAAATAACCAGTTTGCCGCGGGTGATACTGTAAAGCTTGGAGATTGCTATATAAGGGCCTCCAACGCCTCCCCGACCAGGTTTTTTAGGGCCACCTCCTTTACCGCACTTGGGGCAACAGTAGGTTCATTTGGTCTAACCATCCCATCGTGGTCGGACACCCTGGGCTCCACGGTCACCGATAGCGGCATAGTATGGACCACTGAGGCCTTCCCAACCGTCAGGCAAAATTCCCATGCCTATGCAGTTGGTGATAGGGTCTATGCCAGCCTGGACAACAGGCTCATCTTTGAATGTGTTGCGGCCGGTACGTCTGCGGGCTCGCCCCCAACTGAGATGGCTGGTGGTGACGAGGCGCCAGGGGTCACCGTGCTAGATACGTTTACCGACGGTGGGGTGACGTGGCTCACCACCTTCGTAACCGGCATGTACATCAATGCTCCATTCTGTGAGTTCCACTATCTTTACATAGAGGGATTCACCGGGGCAGCAGCGATGATATGGGCTGGGTTAGGCATCGACGCTAGAGGTCAGACCAATGCTGACTTTGCCAGAATAAGGGAACTAAATGCACAGTATTGCGGCCTTGGCATAGCCATTGCCGGTGATGACGCCAGCGCTTGGACGATTGATGGCCTGTCAGTCCTCAACATGGGGACACTGCAGCCCACTCCAAATACAGTAATTGCTGCTGGTTATACTGACCTGGCTGGCCATGCAATTCATGACCATTCCCTCGGAAGCGGGACGGTTTCCAACCTTTACATACAGACATCGTCGGGCCGACCAATTTTGAAAAATGGCCTTGGCCGAATGGTGTGCCTTACGTGTAACCAGGAAGTTCCATTGGCTGCTCTTGCGAGCGGCGGTAGCCCAGTTTTGGATCTTGGTGGAGACCTCACCTGGACCGATACCAGCACAGTAACGCATATTGACCCCAGTGGAGGAAGGGGGTTTAGCGAGGTCGGATTCGTTGGTGGTGGCACAACCATGCGGGTCACGCTTTCTGACCAAAACGCAACTGGTTCCAATGGTTTCTACCAGTTCAAAATCAATCACCCTGGCGACGTAAACTTCTGGTCATACAAGTACGCCTCCTCTACTCCGATCGGTTGGGTAGGGTTTCAGCACGGAAACCAAAGCAGCCAGAATGCCTACGTCCTTTCGACCACTCAGGCCGGTCTAGACATAGGAGCCGGTTGGCTTGGTTTTGAAACCGGGTACATGCTTGGTGCCCCAGACTCGGTTACCCCGCTTTTTGATGGTCATCTGGCGTCCATGGCCAATGACAGGCTTCGCAGTGCCCTCAGGAAACAGGGAGACCGCTTTAGGGACAACGTCTCTAACATCAATATCCTAGAGGATGGATACAGGACCAACTCGTGGACAGCCAACCAGACTGTTGATGTTGGGTACGCACCCTGGGCCTTTCCTGCGGTTTATGTGACCCCTACGGCCACTCCGAAGGATAGAGCCGGTCTTAGGCAGGTGTGGAAGTGCACAACGGCAGGCACCACTCATGCGACCACCGAGCCCACATGGCCAGCCTCGCCAACGATTGGTGTAACCACCCAGTCTGACGGTACTGCCACATGGACTTTCCATGGCTATTCACCAGCCTATGAAGTGGTTCAGCTAAATTCGGCAAAGGCCCAGTCGCCATACCGAACCGCAGCTATCCAAACCACTACCGCTACCGCTTCCCAGGTCATCCACGACGGCGGGATAGTGGACGGTATAGACCTTGTGCTGCCCGACAATGCCATGTCGGCGGTTAGGGACGAGATAGTGGTCCACAAGGCCTCAACGGCTAACGGTGGCAGCATCACCATAGAGAGCACTTGGGTACGTAACGGTGGGGCTCCAACCCAGATTGGAAGCAGCCTAATCACGTACAACCTTTCAGGTTCCACCCTGGACGGCACCACCGTAGCTCATGTGGCCAATGGCAACAGGATTGAACTTCAGGCCTCACCAGAGTCTGCGGATACTCTGAACTGGCGTGTGTTTAGACGGCACTTTGAAGGAAGGGACTAGCTTCGCTAGAAAGGGCTAAAAGGAAAGTATGAGTGTAGCTTCTGTGGCTGACGCAGATTATGCGTCTGTAATCAATACGATACGTAGACACTTGGCCAACGGCACTTCGCCATCCGCTGCTGAGCTTAGGCTTGCTGCTGCAGTGGTCAAAAAGGCCGTGGCTAACTACTCCACCATGGCCACCCAGTTTGCCATCCTCAATGCCTTTACTGGTGCTTCTGCAGCCCAGGACATCGTTGATGCTATTGCGGTTGCTGACGGTGTTCGTCCAACAGTGCCAACTTATGCTGCATCTACGGGTGCAGACGGGGACGGGTACGAATAAACCGTAGTTATTACACTACGCAGCTCAGTCTACCTCGGTACCGACTCTTGTTCCTGGTTAAGGGAGACACTTACGGTCTCCCGGACAAGTACCGAATACAGGCTCTTCGGTACCATATTTTGACTTTTCTTTCAAACACACGGCTTCTGTTACAATTGGTTTCACATGAATTTCAACAGCTTGGCTTCTAAACTTTTTTTCGGTGTTTTTATACTTACGAGTGCAGGTTGTGCCGTCCTTCCAGCACGGAGCCCAACCATAGCCCTTCATGGGGACAGGCTTTTTACGGCAGAGGAGCGCACGTGCCTCAACGATTCCGCCAAGCAATGGTCGGAGCAAACCTCGGGACTTGTTGAAATCACTATAGATTACGACTACAACAGCTCTAAGCCGCTCGAAATGGCCCTTGCCCAAGCCGAGGACCATATCGTCCGATGGACGTCGACCACGGAGCAGGTTGTGGAATACGAGGCCTATATGCGGGCCAAGGAGCACACCGATTCATGGACGCTCCTGGGCCAAGTAAACGGCAGTATTCATACGCTTCCTAGGTTCCCTCTCGAGATGCGCATGGTGCAGGACCGGCTCACTGACCCACATCGCTGCCGACTCACTGCTATCCACGAGATGGGCCACCTGCTTGGGCTTAAGCACTCGGGTGACAAGGCCGACATTATGTATCCGTCGGTAAACGAAAGTCGTCAGGAGTGCCTCAAGCAGACGGACTTGTTTCAATTCTGCATCTTCAACAATTGCGGAAATGTGCCAATGAAGCCGTGCGAGCTCAGCCCGACCGAGAAGCTGCTCGAATCACCAGAGGAAGACAATGCCGGAGCCTACGGATTCAACACCGACAACCTCTAGCCTGAAGGCCCGCATTGCCGCACTGGCTTCCGGTCAGGACACGGTGCTTTGGGCCGTTGGATTCATTGGGGTTTGTGTGCTTACTGGTATGGGAAAGCTCGACCAGGAAGTCCTAAAGTGCATGGTTTTTGCCCTCGCCGGCAAGGCTGCTATGGCGGCCAGAAAGGAACCTTAGGGTATTGGAATGAAACACGTTTTTCATGTCGGCGGAGTGCTTCTGGCTGCGGTTCTGTTCGGTAAATGCCACGTGGGATGCAAGCCTGCGGATGGGCCGGCTGTATCGGAAGCGGTCTATACTGCAGAGCTATTGTCTTGCGTGGATAGGTGGCAGACCAAGATAGAGCGCGATGTATGCCGGGTAGATGTCAACCGTAAGTGGGGCCTTTGCGCTACGGATGGCGGCGTGGACGTGTACCCAAGCCTGAACCTCTGCGGGCACTAGAATGCCCTGGAAGTCACGAGCTCAGGCGGCGTTTATGCATATCCATCATCCGGATATTGCTAAGGAATTCGACGAAGCTACAACTAATGGTAAGAGGCTTCCATACAAGGTGAAGAAAAAGAAACGCCCTAAAGGCATCGGTGGCACGGAAGTGGGCGCGGAGAAGGGGGACTAGGATGAACGGTTTGGACGCAGCAGCGGTCACAATGCTTGTGGAGGCTCTCCTCAACGCCATCCTTGATGTGGTAGACAGGCAAACGGCCAAGACGATGCTCGACCAGCTCGCGGTTCGCAGGGCCAATTCAATCGCGGACATAGCCAGTGCAGCCAAGGATGCTGCGGAAGCTCTAAAAAAATAGTTCTGAAGTTCACTTGACCGACTCGCAAGTCCAGAGCAGGATGGCTCAATGGCGACGAGGAAAGTCAAAAAAGCCCGCAAAAAGAAGCCTGATGACGCAGATGTCGCAGGTTTGATGTGCAGGCCAGACTACGAAGAGTATGCCAGGGAGCAGGAGAAGAGACTTAGGGAGCTCGAGGATGAGCTTTCAGGTGACTCCATGCGTAACCCTCCGGACAAGGACTACACTTGAGCAGCCTTGGTCTTTTTCAGGAAGCTACAGAAGTAGAGCCTGAAAAGGGTGAGGCTCTTCCGCTTGAGCAAGCCTGCGACCAGTACAGGGAAGGCTCCTTTGCGACCACCGAGTACGTGTCCAAGCACTGGGGTCATAAGGTTCAGGAAAAGGCCAATGCCGAGACCTTCAGAATCACGGTAAGAGGCGAGTGGTCCTTCCTGGAGGAGCTTAGGCACGGGAAGGGTGGACCGGCGTATCACTGGTCTGGGCTGATGTACCTAACCGAGAACCAGCACGAGTTGACCGGAGTGATGGTAAAAGCATCGAGGGGATTAGCAAAATGACAGTAGACAAGACAAGAATTGGATTCCGTAGCTCAGGCCCATGGACTGACTATGACTCTAGGCTTGTGGAGACCTGGCTTCTGACCGGTACTGAGCGCCTTGAGGAGTGGTTGAAAGATCACACTTCCGATAACGAGGCCATCTATTGGCCCAATCTTCCGGGCGATGTGAAGGAGAAGCTCTGGCCTGGCTCCACAACGTCCACACGACAGACTGGCGCGACCATTACCGGGTCTATAGCAGCGATCAAGAAAGCCTGGGGGGCCGAGTTTATCGCAGAATGCCACAAGCCAAACCAGAGGTCAGTCAAAATTGGTTACAACTGCTGTAAGTGTAAAGAGTACAACGAGTATGCTGCGTCCAACCGATCGGACGGTACCTATGTGTGCTACTCCTGCCGCTGACCTGAGAGACAGATTTATCGTTGCCGAGCTGGTCGTATTCAGCCTGTCGCTAACCTTCTGCGTGTACGTACTGAGCCATTGTTGAGCTGCAACTTCTGCGTCGATACCCGAACAGAGCTGTACGTCTATGTCCTTGGGAAGCTCGTGTGGAAGAGGTATCGAAACCAGGCCGTATCTGCCCTGTTTCAGGTCAGTCCATGTATGACATACTGGGCATCCGAGGATAGGCTCGAGCCATGAACCCATGGTCTGATGGTCCGGTCAAAGGACTACTCAACGGATTCGACCTCAGCTCGGTCCAGTGGAGCCCAGGTAGACCGCTCTTGGACTTCGGTAAGGCTTACGATGCTGGATTCAGGTTTGCCTACATCAAAGCGAGTCAGTACAGTTCAGGTAGAGACACTGCTTTCCACGAGCTGGCGAGTCAACTCCGAGACGCAGGCTTTGCAATCGGTGCGTATCACTTCTGCAGTCATGATTCTGACCCAGAACAGCAGATGGAGCACTTTTACGCAGCATCTAAGGGCCTTGGGTCTAATCCTGGTGAACTGCCTCCGATGCTTGATTGGGAATACTGCACCCCGTCTAAGTATCAGAATCACCCGCAGCATTGTGTGGACTGGCTCGGAAGAGCTTTAGAAAAAGCCGATGACCTCTGGTATCCAAACCAGAGCCCAAGAGTTCCCTGCGTGTACACCTACCCGTACTACGCCAAGCAGCACCAACCTGGTCTTGCTTTGCAGTCAACCTTTGGGACAGGTGTCCCGCTGTGTTTGGCGTCGTACACGCCCGGGACCGTACTGGCAAATGCGGAACAGATTCCTTCACACCAGGTGCCGAAGCCGTGGCTCAGAGCGACGTTGTGCCAGCACAATGGTAACGATGGCCGAGTTCCTGGCATACCAGGGGCATGCGACATGCAGGTCGCTTTAATGTCTCAAGGTGAATGGGACGAATTTTTGGGCATAAAAAAACCTCCTGCGCTGGAGACGTTTGATGTTAAGTGAATGCCAAAATTATGACGGCGAAATTGGAAACCACGGATACGGTTTGACCAATATTGGTAATCGCAAAGTGCTGACCCATAGATTGGCATGGGCCCTACATAATGGAGCCGACCCGGCAGGCAAAGTTGTTCGTCACAAGTGTGACAATAGGTCTTGCGTGAATCCTGAGCATCTAGAGATAGGCACACAGGCCGACAACGTAAAAGACATGTTCGAACGAAAGCGGGCCCCAATAGGGTCACAAAGGTCATCTTCAAAACTGGACGAAAAGAAAGTATCGGAGATAAAGTCCTTATTGGCTGACGGTGGATTTACCCAGAAGGAGATAGCCGATATGTATGGCGTTCACCGTTCATCAGTAATGCTTATAAAGCATGGCAAAAACTGGCCTCATGTGAAGGTTACTGATGAGTAACGATACCTCCTCACCGACCGGCTCAGGTACCACTACAGACCCTGACAATTTGGCAAAAAGCGTCCTGTATGGCGTGTGGGACCCTACCATGGGCTGGATATACGGCCAGACGTGGCATAACGCTGGATGGGACAACGAGAGCTCCGCGGTGGTTGAGACCGAGTTTTTCTACCAACACACGCCGTACTTATTCAATGACTACGCAAGAGCTGAGTCGCTCGCCAGGTCCGCCAAGGCTCAGCTTGTGACATTTGACGTTGTTCCGTGTTTGAGGCGTTGGCCACATGAAGAGCAACGGACGACCCACGCACACCCCTCTGCCGGAGCAACGGAGAAATGACCGAATACACGGACGATGAGAAGCGGCTGGCGGCATCAGTGTGGATGCACCGCGCCCTGTCCGCAGAAGCCCGCGTCTCGAAGCTGGAAGCTGCGCTCGAAGAGATCGCTGACGGCATGGGCTGCGATTCGAAGTATGGGCCCGGTTGCGACACGCACTGCAAGACGATTGCTCGTCGCGCAATGGTGCTGCCCTCCGAAGGTGAGAAGCCGTGAGCTGCGGTCATAAGGGCTCGGACTGGGACAGCCACTATTACTGCATGCTCTGCAACGAGTTGGTCTCGGCGACGGAGATAGATGCCCTCCGGTCTGCAAACGAGCGGTGCAACCGGTACGAGTCTGCGCTTCGCGAGATCGCTGCCGGCAAGCTACCCGACGACAACCGGCACCCGCTCGGGCAGTACGCAGCGATGGCCC